TGTCGCTGTTGATTCTTGGGTGGGCCTTCGCCCTCATAACCTTTAGTGGAATCAAACACGTCATTACCTCGAGCGAGTGGTTCAACGCGCGGGCGTTCTTCCTCAGGTTCGGGGTTAGCATAACGGTTTAAATAACCAACAACAGGTAATGCATCAAGGAATTTATCTTTGAATTTCTTCCGCGGAGTTTCGTCCGCTCCCATGAGTCTTCCAGCGATCCAAACAGGGTCATACATCTTGCGTTTAGCAAACCGTTCCCTTACAGTGTCTTTTGGGCCATCACCCTCTTTGCCTGTTTTGTCAAAGGCATTGTTGAGTATGGTGGCAGTAAGTATTCGGTTGACTTCTGTACGGACCAGTAGAGCTCGCGCATCTCCAACTTTCTTCGAGACTGCAAGGTAATGGAGAGCGGACTCTCCATCTCGGTGCAGTAGGAGATGTTTTGCCAAAGCGAGCACAACATCGCAACAAACAACAGAACCAATATCACATATATTAATGTCAGCAAACGTTCGCAAAGCGTCAAGTACAAGCTTGACGAGCTCAGCACGAGACACGTTTCGAGTAGCACCAGGTTGGTCAGTATCATAGCCATAAAGTTTAGCAACGACGGATCTGACAACTGCGACATCAAATTTTTCATCAAATAAGCTCATAACCACTTTAAACGGGTGTGTAGAAAGTAAAAGTGGAACGACTGCCAAGCCAGCCGTTACACACCCGTATGTCACTTAGAGGTCTATCTTGTCCCGCACACAAGAAGTGCACGGACCAAGACGCAAGCCGTGTCCGTATATATCAGCACAACGGACACACGTCCACCGTTCTCCAACGGGTCGTTTTGTATCACAATAGGAGCATTGTGGCCCAACAACAGCACAGGAGCGCTTACTCTTTTCAGAGCACTCCTTGCATTCCCAAATTGGTCCATAAGACTTGACATCTTCAAACTTGAAACCATCAGGCTTGGGTTTCAGATCTTTCTTCAAAAGATGCGCAATAGCCTTTTCCCCATCGCGATGCACATGCGTGGGTGAACCAGGTGAGTCAACTTCATAACTCACATCAACTGCATCGGTATCCATAGCAG